CATAACGATGGTAATAGGTGGGTTTGTATTTGTAAAAAATAAATTTACTCCTTCGATTCCACAACCTTCTTTTTAACGACACGTTTAACAACTTTCTTCTTTGGTGTCGCTGGAGCTGGAGCTGGAGTTGGAGTTGGTGGCGCTGGAGCTGGTGACGCTGGAGCTGGTGGCGCTGGAGTTGGAGCTGGAGCTGGTGGTTCGATTGCATCAACTATTTGTCTAAGAATACCATAAACGGTTTCTTTTTGAATTTTTGATCTTTGAAGTGCGTCTTCAATTTGTTTTCTGATAGAGTCCATCGCGTAATATATATAAAAGAAATATTATCTTTATACTAAATGTTATTCATTGGTCCAACTCCCCTGAGTGGTATAGGTCAACACTGCAAAAAATATATAGACATTTTTCCTAGAAGTAAATACTTAGAAATACACGAAGAAATTCCAGAATGTGAAAGAGCGTTTATATTTGCTTTACCTGTACCATACTGGTTAGATAAAATACCGGAAATAAAAAGAAAAATTAAACACGTGACGTGTATGACCGTATGTGAAACAGAAACAGTACACGAAGATTATGGTAAACTTTTTGACTTATTCGATAGAATTGCTGTACCGAGCGAATTCTGTAGAAAAGTTTTTAAGAAACAGTTTCCTGATAAAGATTTTTTCATTATACACGCACATATACCCGATAAGAGACCGTATACGTTTTACCATATAGGTAATGTTCACGACCCACGTAAAAATTTTAATAAAATCATAGAAACATTCGTACGTATGAATAAACCAGATTCACGTTTATTGGTAAAAGCAACGTGTAAACAACCCGTCGAAGCACGAATACCTAATGTTACCTTTATAAACGGACTCGTATCAGATGAAGAAATGGAAAAAATACATGGAATGGGAGACTGTTATGTAAGTTTTTCGTCTTCAGAAGGTGTAGGCATGGGAGCAGTCGAAGCAGCTTTACGAAACAAACCCGTCATTATAACTGATTATGGTGGTGCACCCGAATACATAAAAACACCGTATACTATAAAATGTGGTTTACAAGAAATACCGAGAGACGATTTTTTATTCAAAGCGGGTATGAAATGGGGTAAACCCGACGAAAATCAATTACGAGAGTTTATGGAAGATGCATATACCAAAAAAACAAGGTATATGGAACATCCGAGGACTCACATGTTAACGTGTAAAGAAAATGTATTACAAGAATTCGTCGCTAATATAATTGGTAAGGAAAGTAATAACGCCAGTCAAGATGGCGCCGGACATGAGTGATCCTCGTTGGGCAATAAGCATAGCAACAATATCATCAATAAATTTAATATTGGTTGGTTTCTTAAGAAGTTCTGGTACGATTTTTGAAATTGCAAGATAAAGCGCCATTGCTACTATGACGGGTCTGAGCGTTTCCTGATCTAACATTTTTTTATAATAACGAAACATTTATTTTTGGTCTAGTTCCTAACACTTGATTATCTATTCTATGTTTTTTACAATATTCTCCACATACGGCTTTGAATGAACACTTTTTTCCCGATAGCGTGAAAGCTTTACATATGCTCCGGTTTTCGGAAACGTCTCGTTTAGGTACAGAATCAATAACCTGAATTGGTCTTGTTTTTTGACATTCAAGTTTTTTCTTCCGCATTTTATCAAGAATACGTGCCATTTCTTCTGGTGTTTTTTTATTTGTTTTTAAAGTTTTAGATACACGTAAACAATCATCGTAATTTTGAATATTTGATTGATGTTTTTTAATGAGTACATTTTTCGTATCACTAAAATTTGTTTGTGTAACGGTAGGTAAAAAGTATTGCGACATTTTTAATTTACATTTTACTGAAAATAAAATAACTTAGGTTAATAAAGAATGTGGTTCTTTGTAAAACTCAGAAGAACTTACAGTTTTACTCTCGGTGAGTAGACATGTATATCAAATTTGTAATTGTTTTAATTGACATGGTATGAAAATCACTCAACATGTATTCTGGATTACATGCTAATTCTAATATACGTTCATTATCATCTGGTCTTACAGGTGTTTCAAAATTTCGGATATAATCAGCAGCTATATAAATTATAGCATCGATATATTCTTCTATAGCCATTTCTAACCACGAATTTTTAGGTGTTCCCCATGTAACTGTATCCATATCAACACGGACACCGTGACCATATTTTGTTTTTCCCAATTCGAGTCTTTTTAAAATAAATTCTCGCATATTATACTTATGTATCAAAACTTTTAACTATATTGTTCAATTGTTATTAAATTCAGTACAGTATAAGTTGAATAATAAATTATATATACGTCCGATACTACATATATCGCCATAATCAAACATATAATTAAATATACGGTATGAAAGTATACATATTTCATATCTTCTTTTGAAATACCATATAAACACAACATCGAAAGTATAAGATTTATAATGTTCAATATGTTATATAATATGAGTGTAAATAAACAATTCACAAAAAATGTAGTAACGTGAATAATCTTAGTAAAAAGTATATCAGTTCTTTCGTAAACAGACTCGGGCTCGGTCTCGGGTTCAGGTTCAGGTTCTTCTCGAATAGGTGGTTGCATTTCTAAATTTATACCAATGGCTGGAACGCCGTCGGGTTGTTGTACATGATTATAATACATAAAAGATAAAGACCAGTATTTTTTATGTATCTTAAATGGTCAAAAGAATGTTATTTGTGTGAATGTCCCCTAGAACCATGTATACACACAAATACCACGGAAGAACGTATTCTTATACGTAAATATAGAAAAATACGCCCCATTTTTACTGTCAATAATGATATGTACCTAAAATTTTTTGGTACGGAGGTAAAACGTGTATGTTATTCATGTTATATAAATTCGTATAAAGTAGGAATTACCACGTTACGCGACCGAGAGTGTGGTCGTATAAAAAATATTCATCCCTCACCCAAGTCAAAAACAAAAAGTGAATTAATATATTGGTTCGAAGGACTAAAAAGATACTTAAGTAAAAGGTACACTATAACATAAATGGGTGAAAGTATTCAAAAACTCACGCACGTGGAACACATTTTAAAGCGTCCAGATTCGTATGTTGGACCAGTTTCACGTGTAGCCGAACCGTACTGGGTGTATGAAAATGATCACTTTGAAAAGAAAAATGTTGTTTACTCACCAGCACTTTTAAAAATATTTGATGAAATTTTAGTAAATGCGATCGACAGGAACTCCATGTACCCAAAAAACGTAACGTCGCTCAGTGTATCTATTGATAAAGAAACGGGTGAAATAACCGTGGAAAATAATGGACCTTTGGGAGGCATTGCGGTAAAAATGCATGAAAAAGAAGGTCTTTGGAATCCCGAATTAACATTCGGACATTTACTCACGAGTACAAATTATGACGATACACAAAAACGCGTCGTTGGTGGGCGTAACGGGTATGGTGCAAAACTTACAAACGTATACTCGACGAAGTTTTCCATTAAAATTAAAGATGGTGAAAATAAGTGTATGTATACACAAGAATGGACAGATAATATGAAAACGTGTGGTACACCCAAAATAAAAAAGTATTCAAGTGCTACGTCGAGTGTTTCTATTACTTTTGTTCCCGATTGGAAAAGGTTTGGTATGTCAAAAATGGATGATTCTATCTATAAAATATTCGAAAAACGAGTATACGATGCAAATATTTGTACATCACAAAACTGTAAAGTAAAGTTTCAAGGTGAACCTTTACCAAAATCTACGTTTACTACGTATGCTAAAATGTATACAAAAATGGATGAGATGTGTACGTTTACGAGTGATAGATGGTCAGTGTGTATCGCTCCTTCAGATGATGGGTTTGAACACGTATCGTTTGTGAATGGGATATGTACAACAAAAGGAGGTTCACACGTTGATCACGTTTCGGGAATACTCGCAAATGGTATTATCGAAGATATGGCAAAGAAAATAAAACTTCGACCCCAACAAGTCAAGAACGCATTTTTCGTTTTTGTAAAAGCGACGTTGGTCAATCCGAGTTTTAGTAGTCAGGTCAAATCGGAATGTACACTTAAACCACAAGATTTCGGAAGTAAATTTGAACCACCGAAAACGTTCATTAAAACTATTCTAAAAACGAGTATTCAATCGGAACTTATGGCGTTATCAAAGTTTCGCGAAATGAAAGAACTCAAGAAAACGGATGGGTCTCGTAAATCAAAAATAACGGGTATTCCAAAACTCGACGATGCAAATAAAGCTGGTACACAACACTCGGGTAAGTGTACACTTATTGTGACAGAAGGTGATTCCGCAAAAACGTTGGCAATTGCGGGTCTTTCCGTAGTTGGACGAGATCATTATGGTGTTTTTCCTCTTCGGGGTAAGTGTAAAAACGTTCGAGACGCAAGTATAAAACAACTTACCGAAAACAAAGAGTTTAATGATCTCAAAAAGATTTTGGGACTTCAACAGGGTAAAGTGTATACGTCACTCTCCGAACTTCGATATGGTCGACTCATGATCATGACCGATGCGGATAACGATGGAAGTCATATCAAAGGTCTCATTCTTAACATGATTCACTATTTCTGGCCGAGTTTACTCAAACTTAATTTTGTCGTGAGTATGGTCACACCAATCATAAAAGCGACAAAAGGTTCAGAAACCAAATCATTTTATACAGATTCAACGTTCAGACACTGGTACGGTAACGGTAAACAAGGTTGGAAAATTAAATATTATAAGGGTCTCGGTACGTCAACGTCTGCGGAAGCACGCGAATACTTTAAAAAAATAAAAGATCTTACCGTTCAATTCGACACGGATGAAACTATGGACGATTCAATTATTCTTGCGTTTGATAAAACAAAATCAGATTCGAGAAAAACGTGGTTACTCGAGAGTACTGAAAAAAAGGCATCGGAACTCGAAATACCATATGGAAACGTTGAACGTCTCGGTATTTCCGACTTTATTCATAAGGATCTTGTTAATTTCAGTCTCGCAGATTTGAAAAGATCTATTGCACACGTTTCCGATGGTTTGAAACCGTCACAAAGAAAAGTCTTATACGCGTGTTTTACTAAAAATCTTACATCGGAAATGAAAGTCGCGCAATTAGCCGCGTACGTTTCAGAAAAAACATCGTACCACCACGGCGAAGTCTCTTTGGCCGATACGATTGTAAAACTAGCACACAATTTTATGGGTTCGAATAACATAAATTTACTCGAACCGTGTGGTCAGTTTGGTACGAGACTTATGGGTGGTAAAGATGCGAGTCAGACGAGGTATATATTCACAAAACTTACAAAAAGTGCGCGTCAGCTTTTTGACCCTAGAGATGACCCCGTTTTACAGTATTTGGACGACGATGGTAAACAGATAGAACCCGAGTATTATGTTCCTATTTTACCAACCGTTTTAGTAAATGGGACTGAAGGTATAGGTACAGGATTTAGTTCCTATATTCCACCGTTTAATCCAGATGATATACGCATGAATATAGAACGTGTACTCACAGGTGAAAATGTTATACCAATGAAACCGTGGTTTGATAAATTTACGGGTCGTGTTTTTAGTAATGAAGAAGGGTTATGGATTACGGAAGGTACATGGGTACACACGGGTAACAATTTAAAAATTACTGAACTTCCACCGGGACGTTGGACACAAGAATACAAAGAGTATCTCGATACACTTATGGAAAAGAAGAAAATTACAAACTACACAAATAATAGTACGACGGAAAGTGTTAATTTTGAAATAACGGGGTATACCGGTAAAGACATAATAAAAGATTTCAAGCTCCAAAAAACGTTTCATGTATCAAACATGCATTTATTTCATCCAGAAAAGGGTATCCATAAATATACGAGTCCAGAAGAAATACTTCTTGACTTTGTAAGTATACGAACAAAGACGTATAAAAAAAGAAAAACACATCTCATTACAACATTGAAAAATAAACTACAAAAACTAGAAAATGTGTCGAAGTTTATTGATATGGTTATACACGAAAAACTTATTGTTTTCAAACGCAAACGTTCGGAACTTGAACATGAAATGGAAAAGATATTTGATAAAATAGATGATTCGTATGACTATTTATTAAATATCAAAACGTACCAGTATACACACGAAGCTGTACAAAATCTCAGGGAAGAAACTACAAAGTCAAAAGTAGAACTTGATACATTACAGAAAATGTCACACGTCGATATGTGGAAAAGGGATTTAAAAATATATAAACAATAAGTAGTAAGTATGTGTGATACATCTGGCCCAAACACGGGTGCCATACTATCACTTAATGCAATTGGTAAACAAGATACGTACCTTTTAGAAGACGATCCTATTCATTCACTCTTTAAGTATGAACCTAAAAGACACGCAAATTTTACAAAGTTTCATAAAAGTCTAAATGTGAATAAACCAAGTAATTCTTCAACGTCTTGGCCTTTTGGTGAAACCATAAAAGTTACGTATAATCCACGAAACATGGGAGATCTTTTAGCAAACATGTACATATCTTTTGAATTACCCGCTCTAGGTTCCGATAGTTATTACGCAGACCAAATTGGTAGACATATTTTTAAATCAATAACCATGCGCGTAGATGAAACGGTTGTTGAAAAATTTCATGGAGATTGGGGTATCATATACGATGAGTTATATTTAGATGAATCCGAAAAACGAACAAAAAGATACACGGTAAATAGAAATAATGCAGAAGATACGTCTTTACTACCAGGTAATCAAATATTAGCCCAAAATAAGTCGCGTGTTTTTATACCAATACCTTTACTTTTTTCGCGTAAATATGAAAGTGATGAATATGAAACAAACACACCAAATCGTCCATATTTTCCAACGTGTGCCATACACAAACAAAAGCTCCAGTTTGAATTCGAGTTTCATAAACAGACTTTTTTTACAAACGAAACAGGTTCTCTTTCCTTAAACGAATTTGATATCGTTACCGAAGAAATAACACTTGAACCCAGTGAACGCGCATATATAAAAAATAGAAGACACGTTTTTGTTACCGATATTGTTAAAAAACACCCTTCGTTGGACATTTCAGCTGGTGTTCGAAACGCAAAACTCGAACTTGTTCCAAAAATACCAGTAAAAACACTGAATTGGTTTTTTAGACA